CAGAACTTAGCACCATCACCACTTGCCTCATCACCATTACCCATTCTAGATGAATAAACCTTGTTAGCAATTTTTTCTGGTTTACGTTCGTACTGTTTAGCTAATGCTTCGGTTGGGAAATATTTTTTAAATATACCCATTAAGCCTTTAGCACTATAATTTAAGTTTTCTTTAGTTAATCTAAAACCACCTGATTCGTGACCACATTGAGCTAAAAAGTGTGCTAAACGCAATGCAGTATTAATTTCAAATTTACTCATAACTCCAGGAATTTGAGCAATAACATTGTCAGGGATGTGTCCTTTTAATTTTTCTAAATTCATATTTTTAATTTTAATTTTTAACCTACTACTACTCTACCTTGAATATCTGCATCCGGGTATCTAACTTCAAATATAGCTGGGTCAAGTGATGGATATATATTATCCTTTCTTGTAGCTCCTGCAATATCATATCCATATGGGGAATAATTTCCACCTTGTTTATTTACAACTTCTAATTTAACTACTGATTGTACTCCTTTAACTTGTAAAAGTTTAGAAGTAATATCTGATAGTGAAATTGGTTGATTAATTTGCCATTTATCTATATTAAAATGGTCTTGTAAAGTTGATATACAAGATGTTAGAATATCTTTATTAGAATATCCACTGGAAATAGTAATATCAAAATTTACTCCAATATTAATATAATAAGCATCTTTAATATTAATAGCATCAGTAACCATTCTATATTGATTTATATAGGTTACTAAATTATTTTTTAAGGTAACAGAACCTGTAGCTAAATTTTTATTTGAATTATATGCTAATATATATAAGTCTAAAGCTAAAGGATTATATTGTTGTGTATAAGAAGTAGTTTCTTGAGGATTTCTACTAAAATCTTGAGAAATATATGCTTTAGCTATAGTACCATAATCTGAGGGCATCGATAGTGCTCTTATAGTATAATCATCTTTAGTTACAGATCTTAATTGAGTAGAATAAGCATATAAAGTATTTTGTCTAATTTCATCAGCTGTATCTCCATCTCTCCCTCCTGTAGAAGGATTTGGATTTGTAGATATAACACTGCTTAAAATAGTAGAAAATAAACCTCCTGAATAACCATTTTTTGTAGAGGTAATTCCTGTTGTATTAATAATAGTTAAATCATTAGATGGAACATTAGATATTATTCCACCACCTACTAAATATTTTACTGTTAATGAACCTGAAGGTACTAATCCATATTCTTGAGTAAAGAAAGATGATGCTTCATTATAGTTATTAGTTATTAATGAAATACCAGGTACAGATCCTGATTGGATATTTCCTGCTGTTGGAATTATTTGTGAATCTGTTTTATTTGAGGATAATCCTGCTCCAAATTCTAATTGTAATGTATTATCTGATAAAAATCTAGATACAAATCGTTGAGGGACTCTTTGTAGATTCATTAAATAAGGAACTTGATCGGAATTAGATCCAGTATTATTTGTTTTTTGAAATATAGAAGATTGAGCTAAATAAGGAACTTCATACCAAGTACTTCCATTACTACCTGTAACATTCAATATTTGTAATATATTGGTATCAGCAATGTTTGATGTTGAAAACTTTTGATTACCTACAAAAGATATAGTTGAAGTTTTAATTTCAGCAGAAATAGCACTAACTGATTTTTTAAATAAAAAGTAGTCATTACTGTAAAAAGTAATTTCAGTACTACCGGTATTGGTAAAATCTATTTGTTGTGTAGTTAAAAACTTAGTACCTGTTGAGTTTGAAGTAACTGTTGTATTTGAAGGAATAAGTAAACCATAAGTATTATAGTCTGGGGATCCAGAAACATTAGGAATTAATTGATATACATCAATAGTAGCATTTGAAGCATACGATGCTTTAGGTCTATATCCCATTACATATGCTTGAGCATATAAATTTTCTTTTTCCTTAGAGTATAATAAGAAATTTTCTTGAACTTGAGTATCTAAATAAAATGACATTACATCGCCAACATAAGAAGACATTTCAATAAACATATTGCCTGGTGTTGCTTCAGAAAAATCATTATATGTTGTTGGAAAATAGGTCTTAGCATATTGCTGTAATGCTGATTTAAAAGATGTAAAATCTTTATTTAAATACGATATATTTTTATCTTCATTCATTATTATACAAATTGTACTGTTACTTGATCAGGGGTTTGTGAAATACTTAATAAATAATCTACAGTAATACTTACTAAATTATAATCATTGTTTGGAACTAAAATAATATTTTGAACAGATATTTCAGGTATAAAAGTATTTATACTATCTAAAATACTATTTTTTAAAGTCTCAACATTGTCATTAGTAATACTTTCAAATAAAAATTTTCTTAAATCACACCCAAAAAGCGGATTTAGTATTCTTTCACCTTTAGTAGTTAATAATAAATTAATTAAATTAGATTTAATTTGATCTTTAGTGGTGTAGGTACTATTAAATACTCCCCCACCATTAAAAGGTAAACTTACCCCAATAGCAACATTTTTTTGTAAATCAAGTGGATTTACTCTTATCGTTTGAGGTATAGGCATATTAATCTAATCTTGATAATCCTGCTCTTTCTTGAGCCGTCATGTTCATTGCTGAATCAGCAATAAATGCTGATAGATCAATAGCTTGATCAGAATTATCTGGTAATGTTGGTAAATTATTTGTAGGAGGTATATTGTGTCCAAACATAGATCCCATTTTACTTACAAGCTGACTGCGAAGTGCTGGGTTTACTGGATTTGATGTTTGGATATCATTACTAGTAAAATTCAATGTTTGTTGATTTTCACGTAATGCTGTTTTATTTTGACGAGCTATTGCTTCATTCAAAATATCAGGTAATTCTTCATAGATAGCCTCAGTTACGGCTTCTTTAATTAATCTTTTAAATGCTTTGATGTTCATAATTATAAATATTTATCCTTGTAAATTCTTTTGATCTATTACTAATTTTAATTGTTCTACTAAATCGTTTGGGTCTAAAGTAAATGAATATTCACTTTTTAATTGTTCAACGCCATCACGATTAATAGCTACGGCATAATGACGTTTAATTCCTTTAACAACTATTGCTTGTTGTGCACCTAATGTTTGTTCTTCTTTAATTTTAAATTTGAATCCTTTATATTCACCGAATTGATCAACATTACTAAGTAAACTTGATGTTAAATCTGATAATTCTTGGTCATTTAAATTAGATAATGCTGATTGATCTAATACTTGGCTTATTTCTTTTAATTTAAGTATTAATTCATTTAATTTAGAAATTTCATTTTCTAATAAAACAGTACATATAGCTAATACAACACTTAATGAAGCTATTAATTTATTAGCTTTTTCAAGAGTTTTAACTATCTTGGTAATTAAATTAAAAGGAATACCTATACCTGGAGGCACAGCTACTGGTATAGGAATTGCTGATAATATTGCTACTATTAAACTAAATATAGTTATATATAGAGTTATTTGTTCAGTAACTTTCTTAATACTTTGAAGCTTATTAATACTGTTATTAATTAAAGTAATGGTATTATTTCTTAAATTAATTGCAATTTGTATTGTTTCAGGAGTATTAGCTGATGTTATATAGTCATTTACTTGATTTACTAGAGTTTCTAATTTTCCTCTTTGAGATATAACAGCAATAAGTTGATTTGTTAGTTGTAAAGCAATAATAGGAGCTAAAGTTTTAGCGGCATTTTTAGCTACTTTTATAGCTAAATTTCTTCTTGCTTTAGTACGTTCTGCTTTATTTTTATTTCGTTTTTGCTTAACTCTATTTTTTCTTTTTAATCTTTCTGCTTTTAACTTTTCATAGGGACCAGAAATTATTTTAACTAAATCCTCTTTTAATTTTGTTTTTTCATCTTCAAAATTTTTAATAGCTAAATCATAAGCAGCATTTTCAGTAGCAACAGCTTCATTATATTGTTCATCTGTTAATTGCTTATTTTTATGAAGAACTTCTAATCTTTTTAATTCAGTACTATGATCAATTCCTAATGTAACTGTTTTTTTAATTATATCTTCAATCTTTTTTTCAAGTTCTCCTATTTTTCCTTCAACTACAGATATAATTTTATCTTTAGCTTTATTAACTAATTGATCACCAAAAGTTTTAATAACAGCAGCATTTGAAATATTTTTTAATACATCAGGGGAAATAACAGACGATATGTTTATATTATTAGACATTAAGCTGTATAATTTTGTTGTGATAATATTCCCTCTAAATCACCTTCAATTCTATCTATAGCAACACACAAATCATTAGCCGCTAATACAATATCCATAGCAGGAGAACCTTCAGGACTAACAATAGCTTCAGCTAAACCTACTCCAAAATTGTGTAAACTATCCATTAAATCAAGAAGTAAGAAATTTAATTTCTCACCCAATACTAAAGGTTCAGTTGGTAATTGATTATTAATAGTACCTAAAAAAACAGATCCCCCATTAAGATGTATCCTTTCGTCTGCATTTAAGTTAATAATATTCTTAGTATTTAAATTAATATTTGTTTTAGCAAAAATCATTACTTCATCTTTTTTAGAGTTTAAAACCACTCTATCACTATTAATAATAATTTGAGCATTTGAATATTTTGCAATATCTATAGTTGTAACAACAGGATTTAATACACCTTTTTTATCAGTTTCTAAAGGTAAAATTTGAGTTGAAGTTAAATAAATTGATGATGCATCTTTATTAATTTGTTCAACATGATATTTTTCATTAGGATCATAAGCAAAACCATTTGATAAAATAGTAATTGGATCATACTCATTTCCTATAGAGCTCCAATTATTTAATTTATTAAACAATTTAGTTGTTGTACTAAATCTTAAAGCATTGCCTTGTCTACCTTGTATGATATGATCACCTTCAAAAGATAATAAATTTTTAATTTTTGAGTTCGGTGTAAAAGTAATTCCTGGAATATCAGTACTGGATGCTGGTTGGGAATTTTGTTGGTTATTACCCCATAAGTTAATAGCACTAATATAGTATTTTTGAGCAGCTGTTTTTGATATTTGAGATGTGACTGAGGCTAAATCTTCTAGATATATTAATTCATGTAATAAAGGAAAATACTGATGAGCAGCATGGAGAGGTTTAGCTAATTTACATTTATTTAAAAAATCATCATCTATACTACCTGTAACGTTTTTTGATTGGTCATATTCAAGATAAAATACAGTACCTATCCCATTATAACCTCCTGCTTTTTTAAATTGTTTTTCAGTAGGAGTATTTTCCGTTGTAACAACGCCATATACTTTTCCTACTTGAGCTTTTTTAGTAGCAGTAGAATTATTCTTACCTATTGAGGAAACAACAGATGATAAATTTTCCCTTACTCTCATTTAATTTCTAGTTGCGGTATTTGAGGAGCTTGCTCTAATAATTTTTTACCCTCATCTTGAATATCTTTCTGTTCAGCTAATAACGCTTCTATTTCACTCATATCAATTAATGATTCTTGAGATGATGATGTAGATGATGCACGTTGTGCTATAGCTGCCATCTTAATTAATTGTTCGTTATTCTTTACGTTAACATCTATTAAATCTTTAACAGTAGGCATTAACATTACTGCGGAACCCGCGTTAGATGTTGCCATAGGTTTCATAGTATCAATAAACTCTCCGATTTGTTTATCAATATCCTTATTATTCTTGTGTATTTGTTTAAACAGATCCGATAAAGATGTATTACCGAATATTGTTATGTCGTCAAAATTAGCCATAAAGTGCGTTTATCAATAAATATGAATAATTAAATCTTTATATACCCGTGCTCGTAATATTCATTATATAATCTAACACGTATAGTATCTAATTTTTTAATGATTTTAGTAATCTGAGGGGTGGATACATCTGTCATTTCGCGTATATAGATGTATAAAGCCTTTTTATTAAATATTTCTAGCGTTTCACGTTTACGAAATAATTCAATAATAGCATCAGCCGTCTGAGCATCATGTTGTTTAGGAAATAAATTGTGAATATTCTTGTCAATATACTTAATATATTGATTAATAAATAAGTTTGGTGAATGCATTTCATCAATAGCATCCATTGATTCATGTAAATGAGTTTTATCCTCATCAATTTCATCTACATCAGCCTTCTCTTGTAGTTTTTTATAATTATTCTCGTTATATACAATTAAATAACGTTTAGCAATTGTTCCAAAATAGGAAAATGCCTTACCCTTCTCAGATTTATATAAATGTAATTTTTCAAGAAGAAATGTAATTACCTCATGCTTTAATTCTTCAATTGTATCAGTATCGGTATAATAAAATTTGAACGTATGGATAATATTCTCGGCTAACTTATAAAAACCATATTTAATACGATCATTATAAATGCGATTACGTTCAGCCATATCGATGGTAATAAGATATTCTACGATAGCATCTTCAGTATCTTGAGTAAAATATATTCTAGGTTCTTTGGGTTTACGTTTACGAGGTAACCCTCTTTTAGTTAAAGCGATTACGTCATCTTCAGCAAAGATATCTAAATCGTAATCTTCTTCATAATATGCCATTCTGTTATTTTAATAACATTATACGAAAAGAAAGGGACGTAACCAAACTAGTTTTTACGAGTATTAAATTGATTTAAAGTATCTTGTATTTCTTTTAAATTAGTAAAGAAAGTACCTACCTCATCATCGGCTTGAAATGCACCTAATGCATCTAATTCTTTTAATTTAGTATTAGATTCTCCAATAATGATACTAATAGCATCAAGATATTGTTGTTGACTAACTACTGTTCGTTCTAAAAGATTATTTTTACGAATAAGTAAATAAACACCTATTCCTACTAGTTCAACTATGTGAACTAATACCACCCATAAAGCTATAACCATAATTATTGTGTTCTAAATTGATTTTCAAGATCATCGGGTTCAATAGAGATCATTTCTCTAATATTCTCAATAG